GTCCGGTTTCCCTCGCGCTATCCCTACGGATAGACACTTTAATTTAGCCAATTGGCAGGTGGGAGGTTTCGCATGGTCGATAACCCCTGCCGACAACAACATTCACTTCGTACTAAGCAGCGTTGATCACTGCCCCTACTCTCACTAACCATCCATTCCTTTTGTTCAACTAATTACTGGCGAGGCAGGGACGCGCACGTGTACCTTCTTATCCCAGCGAACCTGAGCAGACCGTAGTTCCTACGCGCACCTAACACCGTAGTGCGTGCTTCGGATCTCCCGTAAGGGCGACAAAGCTCAGGCCTGGCGGCCAATAAAAGTTGGAGATGTTGCTTACCCGGAGAGGGAGACGCTTTATCGGGCGCACCCTCCGTACCTTATAGCGTGACACGAGCCACTCACCTAAAAGGATACCCATCTCTAAACGCAAAAAACGCATGGCAAGGATACGGGGTCTAACAGAGACTGCCATTCCTAGCTCAGGCTGAATAAAACAGGGAGCTATCTCCCTCCTAATGACTAAATTAATCACCACGCGCACGGAGTAGTGCGTACCACGAGAAGCCCATCTTCCCACTCAACAAAAGGGATCAAAGGACGGTCTGAGACCTCCGAATTTCTTAGCGTAACTCCATAATTCGCCGAAGGGGGAACCATGGGTAATTGCTTCGAAAAGTGTCCTACGAGACCGCCGTAAAAACCTAAACGCCGCGCCCTTAAAAACGCGGCGGACGGTTTAGAACGGTTTCTCCAGAAGGAACTAAACGAAGAAAATTCGAAGGAAGGAGCCGGACTCCGACCCGAAGCCCACAGGTCCAACAAGACCTCAACCCTTTGCCAATATTCAGGCAACTCTCTAGCGACCCTATATCTCTCATCCGGGCAAGAAAAGCTCGGTAACTGAAACCAGTGCCTCTGAACGAGACGGCGCTGGTATCGATAGACGATAACGGATCGAAGAGAGAAGTCAAGATCACGGGGGAGAAAAACCCACCGCGATTTAGACTTCGCCTTTATAAAGGCCTCTTCCCACAAAGGACCGGCTGCCCTACAAACAGCAGCCATGTGTATGTGACCCTTAAAGTCACTAGCACCCCCACCCCTCCGCAAATGCCTAATTTCCTTCCATCGACCGCGACACCTGAGAAAGCACGTGGAATTTATCTCGGCGACGTCTTTAAAACGACCGGTCTTCTGTTCATTCAAGACAGCCCAAGAAGGGTAGTCAGAAGAAAGAACAGGAGACGGTGAGCTTATTAAAGTATCATCACCGTTGACGAGTATCCTGAAGTCGGGTTGATTCCTAAGAGCCCAACGAGCGGCTATATAGGACTGCAAGCAAAGCAGGGGAAAAGAAAGATAGGTACCCATCTGTTGACCGCAAGTAACAGCGGAAGAAGAACAGAAGGGGCGGAGGGAATCGCACGCGGCCTGGCGCACAGAACCAGGAACAAACTTACACTTGGCTAACAAAGCCCCTAGAATTGTCTCTGCGACATCTAACCTGAGACCGTCAGTAGCACCAACGAGATCGATAGAAGTCTGCCACTCAAAGCGGCAAACTTTACTGATCCGGGA